ATGGTTTGGGTTTGTTTCTGTGCCATCGTGATCCTCCTTTCAGGGGGTTAGGGGTTAAGAGATGCAGTAAACGGTGTAGGTGTTGGTAGAGGTCTTACGCACCCGGAACAATCCCGAGGCAGCAGCAGCGACGGTCATGCCACCAACCAGAGTAAGTCCAGTGGCTGTCCCAAGAGTAACTACACCAGCACCAGTATTGATGACCGAGAAGTCGAAGGACATATCCGTCGGGAAGGTGGCTGGAACGCCGCCCTCAATGTCTGTGCCTGTCGGCATGGTCAGCGTGGCCAGAGCGCCAGTATACTGGATGATACCCGTCAGCAGTTCTGCAATGGTGAGTGTTGCAGCAGCACTCTCCACACTCTGGGCTGGCTGGTTCTTGTAAACCACACCAGTGGTGACGGTAGCACCCGTGACATGGAGCGGGGTGATAGGGGAGGTGTTGCCAATCCCTACGTTGCCCGTAGTCGCGATCCTCATGCGTTCAGTGTTGGCTGTACTAAATATATGGGTACTGACAGCAATACCCGTGCCTCGAACAATTTGATACGCCTCCTCACCCGCACTAAAGGCATCGTTAGCGGTTCCGATAATAAAATTTCCGGATGTGTTTACACGAGTACGCCAACGGTTTTGATCTACCGCAGCAGAAGTGGTTTGCAAAATAACAGTCGGCTCTGCGGTTGCGATATGCAAAATTCGCTGCGGAGTAGTCGTCCCGATCCCCACGTTGCCCCCAGAGAGGATTCTCATACGCTCGGTGCCACCTTCTGCGAAGGCAATGGTATTCTCAGCCGGGAAGAACATACCCGTGTTCAGGTCACCAAAATTTGTGATCGACGGAGCAGCAGCAGAGCCGTCTCCAAAGGAGGCCACGCCGTTTACGGACAGGAGGGCGTCTGGCGCACTCGTCCCAATACCCACGTTGCCTGCAGAGGTGATCCTCATACGTTCGAGGTTGTTGGTGAAAAGCGCCATCAGGTGATCGCTCACAGCACGAATCTGCACCGCACTACCGCTGCCATTGGCTGCAAATTGCCCTTGAACAGTCCCGCTGTTGACGTTCACAAAGTTATAGGTTGCCAAGGTGGTGCTAATGTTACCAGCCACGTCTAAAGCACTGGCAGGAGAACTCACCCCAATCCCTACGTTGCCCGTAGAGGAGATCCTCATACGCTCAACCCCACTCGTCTCCACCGTCACGGTATCAGCCGCAGGGAAACGAATGGCGGTGTTGGTGTCGCCAGCGTGGATGATCTTGTCGGCAATGGTCACATCGCCAGTGGCCGTGATGGTTGTCCCGGTGATGGCTGCGGCAGACGATCCACCAATGACAGCGCCGTCCACAGTGCCGCCGTTGATGTCAGTCGTTGTCAGCACAGAAGAAGCCAGCGTGACTACACCCGTCGAGTCCGCAATGGAACCAGCAGAGGTGCCATCCTTAGCCTTGATGGTGGTAACTTCGATGTTGGTGGTGTCTACGGTCGTGGCGTTCGCCGTGGTAAAAGTGCCTGCGGCGGCGGACGTCCCACCGATCACGGTCCCGTCAATGGTGCCGCCCGTGATCTTCACCGAGCTCATGGCAAAGTCATTAGTGATGTTTGCGACGGCGGCACTGCCCCCGGCCCCATCCGAGTAGATAATCGCGCTGTCGCCCGTGGCGATGGTCACGTTCCCGCCGGAGCCCTGAGTAAACACGACGCTCTGGGCAGTGGTGTTCCGCACAAAGTAAATTTTCTGGGCATCGCTGGGCGCGATGGTGATCGTGTGGGTGCCGCTCGGGGAGCCCGCCAAAACCAGCAACTTGTACTGCCCGTCAGATAGCGCGCCGTCCGAAGTTGTCAGGGTCGAGGATGTTCCGCTCAGGGACAGCGCAATCGAGCCGTTGATGGCCCGGTCAAGGATGTTCATGTTGTCGTTGACAACATCCCCCCAGACACCGTCGAGTTCGCCATCGGCGGGGAGCTCGATTCCGAGATTACCTGTGTATGTGCTGGGCATTGTTCATCCTCACGCGGCGACTGGGGTCCAGACCGTAGGTGGCGCTGGCTCAAGGGTTGTCCATGAATTTATAACACCCGGATCGACGTCCGTCCATGACGAACCCGGAGAAGGCAAGACGTCAGACCAAGATGTAGGTGGCGCTGGATTCAGTGGGTCCCACGCGGTTCCGGGACCGGGGACAATCTGGCTCCAGACAAGAACGACGCCGACAGCCCCGGTGGCTGAGACACCAGTGACCTGAACGTCAGCGCCAGCCTCGGGGACCACAGTGCCCACGGCCACGGTGGCTGAGACCCCAGTGAGCTCTGCAATCGTCGGGATGATGATCACCACGTCGCCTACAGCGCCCGAGGCCTCAACGCCAGTGACTGCCACATCAGAGCCAGCCTGAGCGACGACATCACCCACAACAGCAGATGCAGAGACGCCAGTTGGCAAAATGAGGGCAGAGCCTGAGACGAAAACGTCGCCTGTCTCTCCGGTGGCTGATACCCCCGTCGGCTCGACAATCGCCCCTGCGGCCACTGTGACAGAACCTACAGCGCCAGATGCCTCAACGCCCGTGACCGGTACGTCAGCCCCAGCCCGCGCAATGACAGTTCCAACTGCCCCAGACGCAGAGACCCCGGTAGGTAGAACAAGGGCGGAGCCCGTGGCAACAACTGTGGCGACGTCCCCGGTGGCTGATACACCTGTGGGCTGGACAAGGGCGGTGCCAGTGACGGTGACAGTGCCAATTGCGCCAGTGGCAGACACGCCAGTGACGACGACGGGGATTGCCTCACCCCACGCCCCAGAGGACCACGTACCACGGCCCCAGCCTGTAAGGGTCGTGTTGGCCATGGCCGCCCCTTAGCTAATACGAATTATGGCATTCGTGGAGTCGGCTGCGGGAAACTGGATGGTGAAGGTGCCTGCAGTGGAGATTTTGTCTCCACCGAAGTCCAGAACCGCAACGGACGGGTTGGTGTAGGTATGCGCCGGAGTCGTGTTGTAGATCAACGCACCGCGGGCCGTGATGGTCGCCGAGGTGAACGACAGATCATCAAAGTCTGTGAACGCCGTGGTGCCAGACGTGGTCGGGCTGATGTTGGTCAGGGAGCCGCCACCGGCCGAGTAGCTGCCCGAGTTCGCCACCTCGTTCGAGGACGAGTAGGCAGTGGTAGCCGCACTGAGATCGGCCGAGCTCGTGTAGAGAGCCAGCTTGAACGTGTCGCCGCCGCTCGAGCGGAAGTCGTGGACGCCCTCGAGAAGCTCGTCCTTGAACGAAGTGCACATTGCTTGCGAAATGGCCAAAGTAGCCTCCTATAGCTTTTGAATGGCCGCAGCCAGTTGTGGGTGCCCAGCCTCTACGAGCGCATTATACACGGTAAGGCGGTCGTTGGTAACTGCCTCTTTCATGTAGGCCGTCACGACAGTGAGCAGGGCGCTTCGGTAGGCCAAGGCCTGATCCCTGATCCCCTGCGGCGCAGAGTCAGACACGCTGATGAGCTTGTTCACGCAACGGAGCGCGACCTCCTCGGGCGTCTGGCCCCGGTTGCTGGTCGTCGTTACGGTCACGATGGGCGTGGAAGGCAGGTTCATGGAGGCTGAGAACATTACTCTTTGGACCTCACAACCCTGCCGACGCGATACTCGTCGGTCGTCTGCTTGGCTTCGCCCAGCATCTTCAGGCCGATCAACGACTCTTGGAAGCGCTTGTCGTAGGCCGCCATCAGGTCCGGATCGCCCTTCAAGAAGATATAGGCCTCGATCATCGCGCCGTAGAACAGGGTCAGCTCAGCGTTGATGCTCAGCCACGTGGTTCCGCTATCCGAACCGGCCGTGAGGCTGGCCGGGCGGTAGAAATAGTGAAGCTCCATAATGTAGTCATCATTGGGGGTAGGAGCCAGAAGGAAGTTCTCGTTGTCGAACTGTGCGTAGTAGCGCGGCTGTCCTGTGGTCGTCGAGTCAGGGTTATACTCCTGAAGGAAGCTTACATCCTTAAACTCCGCGAAGGCCTTGTCGTTGTTGTCGCCCCGGTACGAGAGCGAAAAGGGAGCAAGGAAGTCGCTGGGGGCAGCCAGAAACTGATTGCCAATGGTAGCGTTGGCCGTGGCGTTTTTGCGGAACAGGTTCAGCTGCACACTCTTCAGAATCCGTTCTTCCGACAGGCGGATGAACAGGGGAAGGTTGTTCACGAAGGTGGTCTCTGTGGTCTCGAGATAGTCCTGCAGAGCCTGCTTCAGCTGGCCGTATGTAAAGCTCATGTGATCTCCACCGTGACAAAGCCGAGGCTGACGACCATGGGATACACAGGCGCAACCGGCGGGAATACGGTATTTCCAACGGGGACGTAGACGTGCCCAGCCTCAGGGTCCGGGCGCGGATTGCGCAGCGCCTGCGGATCAGGGTAGGCCTTTGGCGGGAAAAGCTGCGGGTGCTTCGGGTCAAACTCGTCCGGGCCCACAAGCAGCCCGGTCCACTCCTTGCGCATGTCGCGCAGGCGGAACCGAACGCCGGAGCGATCCGAAATTCCCCAAGCCTTTTTACCGCTGGCAAACGACATCAGAACCTCAAGTATGCTACGTCGGGCTGCAGCTTCAGCGGGACGCGATCTTCGTCTTCCTCGGACGCGCGGGCGAACTCTTCGTCGTAGATCGCCTTGAGCATGGCCATCCGCTCCGGGGCCCGCTTCATGGCAAGATAATAGGACAGGCCCGCAACCATGCAGGGGTAGAAGCGCCACGGCATGTCCGTGGTGTTCTGCATCGTCCCTGCGTCCTGAATGCGCCGCACGTAGTAATAAACCAGCTGGTCTGTCGAGTTCTCAGGAACCTGCCACAAGTTGATGACCGGGGAAATCTTCCGGTCGTAGTAGAACTGCGACGGGCGACCCTGTGCGGTCTTGTTGGGCAGCAAGAAGTAGTCGCCGCGGCTGATCCGTTCGACCTCGTAGTCCGTACCTGAACGACGAAGGACCATCTCCAAGATGTCCGCGTGGTCTGCGCCGACCGTATAGGTCGCCGTGCCCTGTGTGACGGTGATCGTCGCTTGGGCCACGGTCCACAGGTTGAGGCCGCGGTTGGCCCACTCCGCGAACATGAGGTTCAGGGACCTCCGGGCCGTGCGCGCGTCGTAGCCCGTGCGGACCTCAAGCCCGCAGCGCTCATACGACTCTTCGATCAGCTCTCCAACGTCTAGGTTGAACGTCGCGGTTCCGGAGGTTGTCATGGCTTACTTCGAGCCTTTCTTGGTACCCTTCTTGGCACCGGAGGGTTTCATACCCATGGCCATGGCTTTGCGCGGGCTGATCATGTCGGCCGAGCAGCCTTTACCGCCCTTTTTACCGTAGCTCATCACTTCTTCCCCTTTGCTGTTTTGGCGGACTGCCGGAAGGCCTTCGCGGTAGGTGCGCCCTTGGTTCCCGGTTTCCGCATCTTCTCGTCAGAACCTGCGGCGATGCGCTTCCGCTTGGCGTTGATGTTAGCATACAAGCCGGGATTTGCCATCGTCTTCCCTCCGGGGTTCTCTATCTGTTTGGACACACTCGAGCGGTTCATGTCAACAATTCCATGCGCGAAGTGACAGGGCCTTGCGGGTGGGTTTGCCCTTCTCGTTCTTCATTGGACCGGGCATACCGCCCATACGGGCACAGAAACTCTTGCGCCGCGCGGCGTCTTTCTTGGTCTTCGGGTTCGGAGCCGGGGGCTTCAGGTTCATACCTTGGGTTTTCGCCGAAGCTCGGCCCTTGGCGTTCAAGCCCCCAGCGGGGTTCTTCCCTTCTTTACGGGTCCACGCTGGGGTCTTTGCCATTGCATCGTCACCCGTAGTAGACGTTGATGGAGTCCAGATTCTCCGCGTAGACGTACACGCCAATCCGAGCGAGGAAACCCTCGCCGGGAAGGTTGAATCCATTGAAGAAGATGTCCGTGGCGGAAGTGTGATAGGTGGCAAGCCAACGGGCGTTATACCCATTCTGTTTGTTGGACACATAACGGCAGACGGTGCTGGTGGCGATAGTCCCGCTGTTGATGTCGGTTAGCGTGAAGGTGTCATTACCCGTTACGGTGATGACGTAGCTCCCGGGAGTCGCGATGACC